ATACGACCATTCTCGTCAATGACGCAATTCTGTGCTGTGTTAGCCCATTTGATATCCAGCTGCGCTCCAGACTCCTGAGTGTTCAGCCCAAGGAATCCCGGTGCAGTTACGGAGATTGGACGGAGTGACCCCGCCATTAGGCTACTTCCCAAATAATATCGGCGTCTGTAGAATTACCTGTATCAGTTGTGATGGCTTGATTAAGAGCCAGCCATGCCTGAGTACCGGCCTCTCCTGTAGTAGTACCCCCATCCTCTCCTCGCTCAGCCAAGGCTAGAGCGTAGGCACGCAGAAACACTGGCCATGCAGGGACGGTCAGTGTCGTAGACCCCGTAGTAAAGTCAGCCTGTGGTACAACCATAGGCAGCTTTATGGTGTATGTCCCTGCCGGGGTGGGGTAGAATGTGATCTGTAACTCACCACTTGAAATACCAGACATAATGTAATACTGCGGAGGAGCCTCTTGCACTGAATTTACAAGGTAGGTATTTGTATGCAAGTACTCCGCTGTTATTGGTATCAACTTTGATTTGTTGGTTGAGTCGTATATTACTTTATTCTTGGTGTATACTCTGGATCGCTCGTTTGATCCAGTGATAGTATAAGTAGCTGTGCTAGCAGAAGTAGTTACTGTAAGCACAGTCTTCAAAGAACTCCAGTCATGGGCATCCTCAATCTCGCGCTTGGCTTGATTGACAAACTGACTAAGCAGGGCAGAGTACGTATTAGTACTTACCGCTGCTGTTTCATCTTCTCTAAGACGTTCCTGCAAATCATTTGTTAGACTAAGCCAAGTTGCCATTAAGGGATACCTTAGTTATTTTATTAGTTGGTAGCTTTCTTAGGACGACCCCTAGGACGCTTTGTTGCTTCCTGAATCATGATAGGTTCCTGCCCTTCATTAAGGTCAATGCTTTCTACCTCTTCTACTTCAACATCTGTGACTGCCATAGTACCAAGCACAGGGGCTTTCTGTTCGTTGTACTGCAGCCAACCCTGCTTGCTGAGCACTTCAGCGAAGTGATCCGGCGGCACGTCAATTACTTTCTTTTGAACTCCGTGAATAACTTTCATTATGTTCCTAATAACTATTGAGAGGTTGAGAAGAGGGGGTATGCAGGGTTAGTACACACCCCCTAATTTACTCAAGTACTACCAAGTCGGACGACCTACCAGAAGCTTGATCTTTGTTGGAAGTGGAGTGTCCGAACCCGCACTGACATTCGTGCAGGATAGCGTGACTGTGTTAGCTGCTGTCACCATCGGGTTGTACATAAAGATGTTCTCTTCAGGATCATCATTGAAACCATACGAGATAACATGATCCCCAACGAGGACACCCGGTACCGTGATGGCACCAGAATCTTCAGCAGAAGCACCAATAGCGGCAAACGCCAACGTGGCTGTAACCGTCTTCAGATTACTATAGATACCACGAAACTGCCCACCAGTACCCTGCTTGATTGCACTAACTGTAATAGCCATATTATATTCCTATAATGTGAAAGAGGGGGCTAGGTGTTACCCCAGCCCCCGGTTACTGCTTAGGCCGGGCAAACGTAGCACACGCCCGAAGTATCACGTGTCTCACCAACGCCGTAGATAGTGTCGGCGGTGAAGAGGTCAGCCAGATACTCCTGCTTGTACTGAGTCTGCGAACGAACCTTCTGCTGCTCTACCAGAGCCAGAGCTTCCTTATGGATCAACGTACCAACGCGGTACTTGGTATCCGTAGGCGAGCTTGTGTTCCAATCCACAGTGTTGCCATACGCATCAGCATACGTCGCACCTGTAGGAGCAGTGGACGAGAAGGTACCAGACTGCGTACCAGTCACCGAGTTGACATGCACCCACGGGCAGTTGGTCGAAACGAGGACGGGGATACCGTACACGCTACCAAGCTGGCCGTTCTTGATTGCACTGCCATCACCAACAAACGCCTGCTCAGTGAAGCGAGCAAGCCCCATGAGGGTGTTCTTCTCGACCGGAGGAATCACAAGAACGCGACCAGCCATCGGAACATCATTGTCATCAAGAGTCTGGATCAACTTGCGAAGACCCTGATCCGAGAGTGCTGTGCCGTTACCTGTGTTGGTGTTAGCCGCACCAGAAAACGCCGTCGAACCATCGGAGCCAAGGTAAGCCGCTTCATACAGAGCCGCAGCCGAGTTGGTACCGCTGTTCAATGTCGCCGTCAGGATATGCAAATCTTGGTCGATCTGCTTGGCGAGAGCGTAGCCAGCATCTTCCGTGTACTTCATACGGAGAGAAGTCATGGCCTGCACGTTGAGGATATCCTCGATCAGGTACGAGTACTCGTAGTGCTTGTTCACCGAGATATCGGTAACGCCATGTGTCGCCTGATTCAGAGTGACCTGAGTAGACGCAGCCTTGGCATTAGCCGCACCGCGAGTGAAGTTAGGGATGTGGAAGGTATCACCCTTCTTACCCGACCAGCTATACGATGTTACCGCACCACGCATAACCACAGCCCGCATATAAGCAGCAATAACTTCATTGCTCCAAATTTCAGGGATGTAATTTGCACCTGTTGTAATTGTATTATGATTTGCACCAAGAGCCATTGTTAGAGTCCTTATTAAATATTATTATTTTACCCGTCCCTCTTGATAAGCTCTGAGAATTTCATCACCCATCTGTTCATAGAGGTCGGGGTTCTTTTGGCGAAGGTTAATAAGGTCAGCGGAGCGATACTTCTTGATTGTGGATGCTGGTGCTTTACCAGATTCACCACTAAGCTTCTTCATCTTGGCTTTGCGCTCGATAGCTTGATCCACTTCAAGGCGTTTGTTCTCATCTTGCTTGGCTCGCGCCTGCTTGATTTGAGCAAACTCCTTGTAGTCAGAGATTAGTTCGTCAGCCAAACCAACGTCACCGTTGTCGGCAGCAGTGAACTTCTGGATTCTGTAAGGCTGGGCGTGTACCCACTCACGGAAATCCTCACTCTTACCAATGTCGGCATAGTCTGGATGCTTGGTTCTAAACTCTTGGAAAGCCTGTTGCTGCTTGACCTTCTGAAGTTCAGCTTCAATCACTGAAGCTTTCGATTCAACTACTGACTGTACATACTCAGGGCCATCTTCATAGAAAGCGTCCTTTTCTGGTACTTTAACCTTCTTCGATTTACCCTTGTCAAAATCAGAAGTAATAAGCTCCTTGGCATACTTGCGAAGTTCGCCTAGTTCAAGACCCTGTTCCCCAAGCTTGCGCTCAAGGTTGGAGTACATGTCCACAACGTCCTTCATCGTCTTGCCTTTGAACTTAACCGGAAGATCATCAGCGGTAGTCTCACCCGTTTCGGATGTGTTCTGATTATCTCCGGTGGTGTCGGTCTGTGTTTCTTGAGTAGTCTCTGTAGTCTTGGTTTCTTCACTACCTGCCTTCTTCAAGACTTTGATAGTGCGGCCATCATCTACAAATTCCTCAAACTCACCTTCACCTTCTGTACCTGATTCACTGGTTTCTTTATCAACCATAATGTTTAATAACACTCCTTTTGTCCCTTGGCGGGAAAGTTTTTATTAGCTGGTTTAACTCTTATCGTAGTACGATTTACGAGTCTCCTGCCGTTGCTTCTGCTCTCTTTTCTTAACCCACTTGTCGGCTGCGCCGGGGAAGTCTCCAGTGATCCCTTCCAAGTCAATACGGGGAGTAGAAATAATAAACCGTGCTGGCTCGTTACAATGTGGACAAGCGGCTGGAATTTCCCGCTCATCCATCTTTCTCAATTCCTCTGTGAGTGTGTCACACTTTGAACAGAGGTATTCGTACATTGGCATAACTACTAGTCCTCTTCGGAGTCTTTCGCTGCTTCGTATGTAGTAGTAACCATATTCTCAAGATTCAAGAACATCTCAGTCTGATGTAGGATTCCTTTATTAAAGTTATAATCCTCATTAGTGATAAACTGAGCCTTGGTGATATGATCAACTGTAGCACTCTTCCTATCCTGCATCTCCTCCATTAACTTCTTCCAACCGGGAGTAGCAAACATATCAAACAAGTTTTCAAAGTACTTCGTATCTTCTTTACTTAGTGCCATTCTTTGATCCATTAGTTAAACTAGTGAATGTCTTGATAGATTCCAGCTCATGCTTCTTGCTAATATTGGCTGTCTGTGCCTGACGATACTGGATTCTGGAATCAATCTCCTTTGCTTGCTTCATTGTCTTCTCAGCTGCTGCCTGCTGCTGGGCTTGTTCACCCGGATCAGGCTGCATACCCTGTTCAATGGCCGCTAATACTGCATCCTTATGCTGGATGCTGGTGTTATTAATAATTCCGGCAAGGATAGCGAAGAATGCCGGACTTTGCGGAGGTACAAACCCGATAAGATTCACCAACTGCTGTGTTTCTACCTCACGCGCCATCATGCCTAGGCCACCAACCACCTTGAACTTGAAGTCCTGCGGGGTATAGCGGTCGGGACTGAACTGAAAGTACCTGTGCATCATCTTTTCAACCATCGGGATAAGGAAATTACGCTCGATGTTCTGCAAGATGCGCTTGCTACGCTTCATTACCCCGCCCATAATCATGCTCATGCCACCCATTGTCTCATTACGGCGGTTAGCACGCAGGGGAGAGGCACTATCCATGCTCCCGGTACCCATCTGAATGTATCTTTCCAAGTCGGCAGTGGCATTCCAGCTATTAGGATCAATGCCGGGGAACCTGAACTCACGCATGGACTCGTTTGGATTGCCATTTATCAGCACAGTCTTGCCGGGGATAACCTTGAAGCTGGTTCCACGTGGTACTTTGGTAGCATCAACAGCTAGCATTGGGTGTACACTGAGGCCCAAGCCGTCCAATTGGGCACGGTGCATGGCTGTGAGGGCTAGTTGAGGGTGTAGTCCCATCTCACATACGCCTCTTCCCCAAAATTTACCCGGTACTTTCTCGAAAGAGTACGCCACAAAGGGGCGATCTTCAAACAAGAACTCATTCTTTATGCAGCGAAGCAAGACAGCATCGTTAGCAATGGTGATAATAGCCTCTACAAACTGCTCCTCATACTCTTCTTCAGGCTCTTCAGGCGTCTTTTCTGAATCGTCAAGAGCCAGATCAAACAAAGTCTTGGGTACTTTACCGTAGTACTCCACGATCTTGGTCTTGTCTTCCAGATTATCGAACGTAGTCTCACCCTTTTCGATAAGATCATTCTCATCTGCGCCGTAGTTACCCACGTCTATGGAGAAATATGTACCATCACGCTGCTTGTCAGAGATAGTGTAGCGTGGTTTAGTCACGATATGGGCGACTCCTAGGGCATTATGAATGCCTTCAGTGCCACTCTCCATGACTGTGGGATCAATGACAAAGTTCTCAGGGGACACAGGCTCAAGACGACAGCGTGTGTAGTCCTTGCTCTGCACTGCATCAACCCTTACATCCAGCTTAGGATTGTGAATGTTTACAATCTTCTTCTTCTGAGTTTCATCAACAAGAATCTTTCCAATGCCGGTACCATAGACAGCGCCCATCAGGAGAATTTCACTGATGGCTGCCGGTACTCCATTCCATTCCATGTCTTCAAGAAGCAGGTTACGAAGTACCATTACATCGTTCTTATCCTGATCCATGTAGTCATCAGAGATATCAATCCAGTTCTTGTTGGCAAACAATGCCTCTTCCTGCTCAGCAACAGCAGCCTCAACAGCCTGTGACAAGGCAGGAGGGATCACCTTGCTACGCTCGCTGTCCCTTGTCTTATCCCGTTCAGTCCAGATGCCCCGCCATTGGCGGTAGTACTGATTCCAAGCCTCACGATAGTTCTCATCACGCCAGTCTTCCCAAGACGTGACCTTACCCATTACCCAATTGACAATAGCATCACGGGCAGCAGACTGCTCTGCTTGAGAGGCTAACTCAAGTTCGCCTGCTTCTTCTTTTTCTTTAGGTTCTTCCGTTGCCATTTAGTACCCTGATATAAGGTCTAGCGGTTGGTAGTCATCTTGGATATCTGATTCACCAAGATAGGATGATACTGCTATTTGTTCAATATACGCCAAGGCATCAATAAGATCATCGTGTGCCTTTGGGTTGGGGAAATCCAAGTACTGCTCAACAAACTTCTTGTTCCACTCCCCTTTGTTAAGAACGATCTTGCCATGCTCAAAGCGTCCTTGGAGTGCCCACTGTATTCTCTCAGCCTTCTTGGTACCACCGTGCGTAAGCGCCACTGTATTTGGAAATACTCCAGTGCGCCTCTTGGTGTCCTCGATGTAAGGCATCAGGGCGTTCATCAAGGCTCCACGCTCAATACCAGAATTCATGGCATGTACATCCTTGCAAGCCTTGACATAGCGGAGGGCAGTCTCTCGTACTCCCCACCTGCCTGACTGAATATCCTTTACCCACCAAGTACCATCATCTGCTACCTTTACAATGGCAATAGCCGCCTCATCTAGTTTCTTGTACTTGCTGGATTGAGCCGCGTTTTGTTCTATAAACCCAGCCGGGTCAAGCGTGACAAAGTAATATCCGTTCTTTGGTTCCTTGTCATCATACTTGATCCACTCTTCCTTCAATACGCCTGAGCCACTATTCTCAAAGTTGGCTTCAAACTCCTGACGGAAGGCATCACTACTGAGAGATGTACGTGCTACCTCTACTTCATCTTGAGGTAGCGTAGGATTATCTGTGGTCTTGTACTGGAACGTAGAGTACGTATCCGGATTATTAAGAGCATCGAGGTATAATTCGTAGAAGTGATTCTTTCCCTTTGGCGTCCCGATAAATAGTGCCTTGCCCTTAACGTCAGTGAGTGTGGGGCGAATAATTGTTTCCCACACTTGAGGCTTCATGTCAGCGTACTCATCTAGGATCACGTAGCGCAAGCCAACACCACGCAGGGTGTCTGGTCGGTCTGCTCCCTTGACCTCGATCTTGCACTTGTTCAGGATCGTGATAGCTCCACTATTCTCATGGACACCAGTGATGATATCCTTGCCAAACTCCTTTAGGTACTCCCAAATGTTGCGCTTGGCCTGATCGAACGTGGGAGCAATGTAGTAAACATTCTTCCCCTTTAGATCATACCCTGCTTCATTGGTATCCTTGAGGGCTTCTATGATAGCAGAGATAGCAGATAAGCGAGTCTTACCCCAGCGTCTACCAGCTACTACTATCTTGAATCTATGTGGATCGTTGAAGACTTCCATTTGCCCTTTGTGAAGGGAGAAGTTTAATTCAGTCATCCATTGTTCCTATTACGCCTGACAGCAGTAGTCAGATAGCGGGCGGCAAACTTCATCTTGTTGCCGATCATTCTAAGTAGCCAAGTCCCAGCCCCAACAATACCACTCACTGTACCAGACATGTTACTAGTAAAGTTACTCAGGGTCACTGAGATGGTGCCTGTCTTGCCAATCAAGCCAGCCATGCTACTGGTAAAGTCAGATAGTGTTTGAGATATAGTTCCAGTAATGGTCTTGGTACCTGTTATAGCACTAGTAAAGTCAGCCAGTGTTTGTGCAATCGTTCCTACTATAGTCTTAGCCCCACTAATGGCACTAGTGAACGAAGATAGCGTTACCGCCATCGAGCCAGTCGTACCGCCCGATGCTGTGATGCTGCTGGTAAAGTCAGAGAGCGTGACCGCGATTGTGCCGGTTACGCCAGAGGCCGCCGCCTGAATGATGCGTATTCCTGCCCATACCCAACCGCCTGAAAACTCAATGCTCCATGTCATTACCCCGTCTGTGGTGTTAGTAGAACCAGCGGTAGTAATGGACGTGGTGTCGGAATAAACCTCTACGTTGTTTCCGGTAGTGGAATCGGTACCACCACCACCACCGTGGAAGCAGTCAACTACACCATCGCCGGAAGAGAAGTTAGGTACTGTCCCGCCGGGTGTGGTGCTCGTTCCTGAGGCGGTAGTCCAGTCACCGAAGGCAGAGGAGGCGTGCGCCCCGGTAGCTGGATGTACGGCGAGATGTGATGCCGTTCCCCAAGTATCGCTGAACGTGGCGGAGCATGTCATGGAACTTGCTGACAGACTTTGTAACTGCCACCCGGTAATGACGGGCGTGCCGCTGACGACTCTTGTACCAGCCGAAGTGAACGCACCGTCTACCGACGAACTAACTCCAGTATTCGTGATACCAGATTGGTTGTGCCCTACGAACGCAACCGCCACACCAGCAGATGGCGAGAACGATCCGGTCGTTATCGTATTTGTTGCGCCGCCGTATTGAATCTGGACGGTTCCAAAGGCGACAGCCATTAGCCGTTCCTCCCTCTGACGAACTTCAGGGAGCTACGGTCACCGTCGTGGATAATCACACGGTAGTCAGCCGTGACGGCGACGGTTCCGTGGTTGATGATTTGCGCCTTAACGTACCATCCGGCAGGAGGCAGTTGTCCAGAAGTCCACGGATTGACAGCCAGCCATTCAGCCAAAAGTTCTGGCGGGCAGCTGGTCGTGCCCTGAAAACGAATCCCACCGCCTTGCTGCCAATTCACACCGTCAGGCGAGAACAGGCCGCGCACTTCCAGATCAACACGTGGGTCTTGGCGGTCGGCTGCGCTCAGGATGCACTCGACCTCGTACCATGCTTCTGATTGCTGGCAGATGGCAGAGTTATTGGGCGCGTAAGTGCTGCCCGCTCCGACACGTCTGGAGAACGTAAACTCGAAGGCCATTAGTTCACCGTGATAATCGGGGACGGGACGCTCTCTATACCTAGGGAGTCATACCCGGTTATCTGGTAATCTCCTGCCGGGATCACGTAGCTGCATCTCCATACCTGCCCACAAGTTCCCGTCCCGGCGTCTACACACCCGGAGGCGTTGAACGGAACAACGATAGGGTCGCGCATGATTCCATCGACCACTGGATATATACGGAACCCTGATTGATCCACGGGGCAGACTTGCCCTTCCACCGCGTCAGCCGTCAGCCACTCGATGTTACTCGACGTAGGCGGAGGCGGAGGTGGAGGTGGAGGCTCCGGTGTCGGCGGTGGTGCAGGCGGCTCTACAACAGGAGGCTCCTGAACCGGAGGCGGCGTATTGCCCCCTCCCCCGCCACGAGAGCAGGCGGCCAGCGTGGCGAGAAGTAGAAGGATAGCCAAGCGCATTAGGCGTTTGGTGCAGTAATCGTCGCGCTGGAAATGGACACTGGTTCTGTGATAGTGATCGTAGTACTCGTCAAGTTCAAA